CCTTCGGCGGTGGTGTTGATTATTCTGCTGCTGGTGGAATGAAGGCAACCTTAGGAGATTTGATCACTTCATATGGTCTGTTCTCTAATAAGGATGAAGTTCAAGTCGATTATTTGATTATGGGTCCCGGTTTAACTGCAGAATCAGATTCTCAGGCAAAAGCAAATTATCTAATTTCAGTTGCTGGAGATAGAAAAGACTGTGTTGCTGTTATCGGTCCACACAGAGCAAATCTGATTGGTCTCACAAATACAACAACTCAAACTTCAAATCTAATCAAATACTTTAGTCCACTTTCTTCTTCATCATACGCAGTATTTGATAGTGGTTACAAGTATACCTATGATAGATTCAACAATAAATTTGTTTACATTCCTTGTAACGCTGATGTTGCTGGATTGATGACAAGAACAAACATTGTTGCATATCCTTGGTTCTCACCTGCAGGTCAACAACGTGGAATTCTAAACAATGCTATCAAACTTGCATACAATCCAAGCAAAGCACAAAGAGATCAACTCTATCCGTTAAGAATCAACTCGATTGTTACTCAACCTGGAGTTGGAACTCTTCTGTTTGGTGATAAGACAGCACTTTCTTATGCATCAGCATTCGACAGAATTAACGTTCGTCGCTTGTTCCTCACAATCGAGCAAGCACTTCAGAGAGCTGCCGAAGCACAACTGTTTGAACTGAATGATGAACTGACAAGAGCAAACTTTAAGAACATTGTTGAACCATACCTCCGCGATGTTCAGGCAAAGAGAGGACTCTATGGATTCCTAGTTGTTTGCGATACTTCAAATAACACTCCTGATGTGATTGATAATAATGAATTTAGAGCTGACATTTATCTGAAGCCTACTAAGTCCATCAACTATGTAACTCTGACATTTGTTGCTACGAGAACTGGTATCTCGTTTGAAGAAGTAGCAGGTACAGTTTGATAATCATTATCTAAATACCAAAAGGAGGACCTAAAAATGGCACATTCGATTCAAGATTTTAAAACAGCACTCAAAGGGGGCGGTGCTCGCCCCAATCTATTTGAAGTTGTTCTAACTGATTTTCCAGGTGGAGCAGAATTTGATGCTACTGAATTTTCTGTACTATGCAAGGCAGCAAACCTACCAGCATCAAACATTGCTTCAATTGATGTTCCTTTTAGAGGAAGAGTTTTTAAAGTAGCAGGTGATCGTACCTTTGATACTTGGTCAATCACCGTTATTAACGATGAGGACTTTAAGATCAGAACTGCAATGGAAGCTTGGATGCAGTATGTTGGACAGTATGCAGACGGAAGTGGTGCAACTGATCCTAACGATTATATGAGAGATGTTCTCGTTAAGCAATTAAAGAGACTTCCAAGTGTAGTTGGTGGAAACAATGCAGTTGGTGCTGGACTAGAAGTTGCTAAGCAATACAAGTTCTATAGCATTTTTCCAACTAATATTTCTGCAATTGATCTTTCATATGATACTGCAGATACAATTGAAGAATTCACTGTAGAATTCCAAGTTCAATACTGGACTCCATATACAGGCGAAAACTGATATAATAAATAGTCTAAAGATCAAAGACTAAAAATAAATTATGGCAAAGTTGTTTGGATTCTCTATAGAGGATAACGAACCAGTATCTCCAGGTGTAGTATCTCCCGTCCCACAAAACAGTGAGGACGGGAGTGATTTTTATCTGTCTAGTGGTTTTTTTGGTTCTTATGTAGACATTGAAGGTGTTTATAGAACTGAATTTGATCTAATCAAAAGATATCGTGAGATGGCACTTCATCCAGAGTGCGATAGTGCTATCGAAGATATTGTTAACGAAGCAATCGTAAGCGACACGAACGATAGTCCGGTGTCAATTGAACTATCAAATCTTAATGCAAGTGATGGTATTAAGAAAAGAATTAGAGAAGAATTTAAACATATTTTAGAACTTTTGGATTTTGATAGAAAATCCCACGAAATTTATAGAAACTGGTACGTTGATGGTAGATTATATTACCATAAAGTAATTGATCTAAAAAATCCTCACGAGGGTATTCAAGAACTTCGTTATATTGACGCAATGAAAATGCGTTATGTTCGTCAACAAAAACAGACAGAAAAAGATAAGAAAATTTATAGATTGGCGAATGTAAATATTGATGATCCAATGTCTTATGAATTTCCAGAAATTGAAGAGTATTATATTTACAATCCCAAAATGACATATCCAACTACCAACCCGTCTTCTATGGGCGGTACTGGTGGGATTAAATTTTCAAAAGATTCTATCACTTATTGCACATCTGGACTCGTAGATAGGAATAAAGGTTCAACTCTTTCTTATCTACATAAAGCAATTAAGTCTCTCAATCAACTTCGTATGATTGAAGATAGTCTCGTTATCTATAGACTGTCTCGTGCCCCAGAAAGAAGAATTTTTTATATTGACGTTGGCAATCTTCCAAAAGTAAAAGCAGAGCAATATCTCCGCGATGTAATGATGCGTTATAGAAACAAAATGGTCTATGATGCAAACACTGGAGAGATTCGTGATGATAAAAAGTTTATGGCAATGCTTGAAGACTTTTGGCTTCCAAGAAGAGAAGGTGGTAGAGGAACTGAAATCTCGACTCTTCCTGGTGGACAAAACCTTGGAGAAATTACAGATATTGAATATTTTAAAAAGAAACTCTATCGTTCTCTAAATGTTCCTCCTTCAAGAATGGATGGAGAAGGTGGTTTCAATCTAGGACGTTCTTCAGAAATTCTTCGTGATGAAGTTAAGTTTAGCAAATTTGTTGCTCGTTTAAGAAAAAGATTTTCTTATATGTTCAATGATATGCTTAAGACTCAACTGATTCTTAAAAATATTATCACTCCAGAAGATTGGAGTGATATGGAAGAACATATTCAATATGACTTTTTATATGACAATCATTTTGCTGAACTTAAAGATGCAGAATTGTTAAATGAAAGATTGAATATGGTTCAAATTGCAGAACCATATGTTGGTAAGTATTTTTCTCAAGATTATCTAAGGAGAAAAATACTTCGTCAGACTGATGAAGAAATCTTAGAACAAGATAAGATTATGAAGAAAGAAATCAAGGACGGAATTATTCCAGATCCTAATGCACCAGTTGATCCTGCAACCGGTATGCCTTTAGGTCCAGAAACCGCAGGAATGGATTTGGGGCAACCAGTAATGGAACCAAACATTGATGCTCAAGGTGCAGCAACAGAAGCAGATGGAAGAGCAGTAGAGATGCCCAAGGGTGGGGAAATATAAATAAAAACGATTAACTATTGGTATTAAAAAATGGATGATCTTCTAGATATGATTGTTGCTGACGAATCACCATCATCAGTGAGCGATAAAATTAAAGAACTTTTATTTGCAAAATCTGCAGAAAAAATTGATGCGTTTCGTCCATCAGTAGCAACAACAATGTTTGATCAAGATGAAGATACTAGTGAGGATGAGTAATACTCAAAAGAAAAGTAATAAATAATGTCCGATTTATCTGAGTTCTTTAACGCAATTGCTGAAGCAAAGAGTTTTCAAAAACAGGAGATGGATGCTCTTGTTGGAAATTCTTTTGAAGAACTTTTTGTAGAGAAACTAATACCAAAACCAAAAAAGAAAAAAGAACAAGAAATCAAAGAAGAACCAAAAGAAAAGTTTATCAACGAAGGTCTTCTAAACATTCTTCCACAAGAAAAGACACCAGACCCACTTACTCCACTCAATCAAAACTATGCAACACTTGAAGATTTACAGAATCATTATAAACTCTTCCTCAATCGTATTCAGCAGCAACTTTCCACAATAGGTGGGGGTGGTGAAACTCGTCTTGAGTTTTTAGATGATGTTGATAGAAATACTGCAAAGACCGATAATTATTTTCTCAAATATAATGCGTCTCTGAATAAATGGGTAGGAGATCCTGCTGATGGTGTTGGTATTACAAGTATTGTATCCATCACAGGAGTTACTACATATTATCAGGCAACAGATACTGATGATTATATTGGAGTAAATGCAAGTGTTCCTGTAACAATAGTTCTTCCAACATCTCCAAGTATAGGCAAAAAAATCATCGTCAAAGATGAGGGAAATAATATATCTACATATAGTATTACAGTTCAGGCAGGTATTGGTAAAAGTGTTGAAAACGATACTTCGGTGATTATGAATATCAATCACCAATCCCTAACTTATTTTTATAACAATTCCAACTGGTTTTTAATTTAATATGTCTTATAATCCTTTTCCCCAACCAGCAGATGTAGTTGTTCTTACAGGTATAGGAACTTCTGCAGTAAGTTTTTCCAATCCATTTCCAGTATCTCTTGGAAGTTCAAGTATTACTATTAATGGAGATATTACTATTCCTGGAATAGTATCTGTTACAAGTTCTCCTGATAATCCAATTCATAATCACATCGTTGAAGTTGGAACAGGTGGAACATTAACAACTCCATATCTTCCAGTTGGTATTTCTACATTATTGAATACTGTAACGATTGGAAATACAGTATCAATCTCCAATACATCTTTTTATGTAACTGGTGTTGGTTCTACTGTTAATATTCAAGGAACAGTGGGTATTGGAACCACTGGACAAGTATCAATCAATGTTAATAATGCACCAGTAAGTAATGCAAATCCACTTCCAGTATCTCTTGGAAGTTCTAGTATTAATGCAACTTTTAGCGGAGTATCAACAGTATCATTAGCAAATAATTTCCAATTAGATTTATTTGGTAGATTAAAAGTATCACAACCATACACAATTTTTGATAATGTAAATCGTTACGAACTTGATGGACAATTTAGTGATGTCATTCTCGGTGCAGGTTCTTCCGTAGGAATCATAACCGCACAAAGCACTTCAACACTGGGAATCGGAACAACTGCAGGATGCTCTGTGATTCGTGAAACAAAAAAAGTATTTTCATATCAACCAGGAAAATCACTTCAAGTTCTCCAAACATTTGTTTTTAATCCAGCAAAAGCAAATCTGATTCAAAGAGCAGGATATGCATCATCCGAAAATGGTGTGATGATTGAACTCAATGGGTCTCAAATTAATAT